GTCGCGCACGTACAAGATGTCGTTCGACAGGTTCGAGAGTTGCCAGCCTTTGCGAGCCGCGTTCGAGGCAATGGCGTTCTGCGCAGTGCCTCCGGTCGTTACCGTGCCGCTCTTGTCTGTCGATGTATTTGAAAGAACGGAAGTCGTGACCGCACCAATCGAATTGGTGCCCGCTGGCAGCGCGGCATTCACAACGACGCCATTCGTGGTGCCCGGAGTCGTCTGGTCGATGCTGACCTTGCCGATGATGGCAGTGCCAGCCGGCGTAGCCGAGGTGACACCCGACACTATCTCCGCCAAGAGCACGTTTATTGTGGTCAACGAAGCCTGCGCAGTAGTCTGCGCAGCAGACGTCGCGGCGCCGGTAGGTATGACCGACGAATTCACAACGACGCCATTCGTGGTGCCCGGAGTCGTCTGGTCGATGCCGACCTTGCCGATGAGGTTCGTGCCGGCCGCGAGGACGATGTTCGTCACTTCGACAGGGCGTACTGCGCCGGTCGGCGTAGCAATGGCGCCGGTCGTGAGACTGATGTAAGTGATCGTCGGCGTCCCACCGCCGCTAGGCTCGGTGAGCACCGCATAGAAATACGCGTTGACCGTATCAACGACCAGCGAGTCTGCAATGGTCGGATATGTGGATCCGCCTCCGCCTCCGCCACCGCCAAATGAGGTGGGGGCTACCGGGAGACCTGTCGTCGGGTCACAAACGAAAATACCTGTGTACGAGTATGCTTCCGGTCCCGCCGGGGTAGTGACCGCCAGCAGAGGAAACTGCGCACCAGTGATAGAAGTTGAGCCCATGTCCACCTCGGGAGTTGTTACTTGCTCCCCAAGTGTAACACAATGTAACCACTTACACGTTCTCGGCGACTTGAAGCTGGAAGGTCTTCGTCTTGATCCGGCCGACGCTGGACGTCATCGTGGCCGAGATGAGGAACACGCCGATGAACGGCGAATAAAGCCAGTCGGTCGAGAGTGCCGCAACCGCAGACTTGGCTGGCACGCCTGGCGCCTGATACGGGCCGGGCAGAGACGATCCGACGGCGCCTACTGCAAGCGCACCGCCGAGCATTGCCGAGATGTCGGTACCACTACCCACAGGGGTCAAGAACGAGATGTTGCCCGTCGGGCCCACCGTGGGCGACGTGATCACGAATCGATCGTTCACGGCATCGAACGTGACGGTCGTGAGATCCGTCAATGCGGCGCGGACTGCGGTCTGGATCGCGGCCGCGACTTGGGGCAATGTCGTCAGGCCGGCGAAGGACAGGCCCGTGATATTGGTCACGCTGCCGCCATCGACTGCCAGGGCGAAACTGCCCGCAGTGATGGGCGTCCAGTTGGTGATGAGTTGTGCGCCTACTGCGAGCGGCGCGCAATATAGCGCGCTATTGGGCGCGTCGGCCACGCCGATCGGTAGATTCCATTTGACCGACGTGATCGTTTCGGCCGGATACTGGATCGCGTCGTCCCAGCCCAAGGTGTACGGCTCGACGTCGCCAGGGGCAGCGACGATGTAGAAACCCTGCGCGTTCTGCTCGAATTGACTCGGCGCCACGGGCAGAAACGGTTGGGATCCCTGCATCATCGCATTCTCCGGTTAGGGCTTCTTGACGACAGCCGAGACGGCTTCGGCCGCCGTGGCCACGGTGTTGACCGCCGCGGCGTGCTTGCGACCGACGAAAAGTCCGGCAACAAAGAACACGACAGCGATCGCAACTGCTCCGACGATTTCGATCATATACGATACCTCCATGCCAGTAAGGCACTCGATTGTATCACGCCTCGGCGACAGTCTTCGCGATATTGTACAGGGTCTCAATTGCGCATTCGCATGACACCGCGTCCGGATAGGCGCGACGCATACGACACACGCACCTGTCATAAAACATCTGTCGCTCGGGTGCATGCTCGGAGATATGGACTCGGGTGAATCTCTGGAATATCACGTTGCCCGCCGCGTCGAGTGCCTGCAGACGGATTGCTTCCTGTGTGTACATGAACCATCCTCTTATTAGAAGGCCCAACTCTACTCTTGCTGACGGACGCGTCAATTGCCTAATCGAGGGACGGGAGCGTAACTTCCGCATAACACTCGCATGACGCGTTGCAACCTGGATGAGATCGATAGCCCGATCGTGTGTCTACGATCGGTGGCTTGTCCCACGAGTGCACAGTGCCCTCGAGCGCACGGTGATCTTTGCGCACGTCTTCGGACTTCGTTGTGCGCCAGGTATACCCCGGTGATCCCATATACACGGCGCGGGCCTCGACAAAATTCGTGCTCGCCGTGGAGACCGCCGACTTCGCGATCATCTTCGCGCGCTCTTCAGTCGTGCCACCCATGGCCATGATCTCGGCGGCGATATCTTCGGCCCGCCCCGCGGTGTAGATCACCTCGGTCGCGCGCGCGTACACGCGCTCGGCGGCCCACCCGGGCAGGCTCTTGATCTCGGACACCTGAGCCTCGAGCAGTTCGTTGTAGACCGTGCCGATCGGCGCAGACTCGATTTCGTTGCGAATCGATCGGCCCATCTCGACGCCGAGCTCGATCCACGCGCGCTGATCGCGACGGTTCACGTCATCGAGCATTTGTGCTGCGACCTGGCGCGCCCAAGGGTCAAGCACCTCTTCGTACTTGGCCAGCGTTTCCATCAGACCTGGGAGATCCTGCACTTGGCCGCTTGGCGCAAAACCCTTGACGATGAGCCCTATCTGGCGAGCCACCTCGACGAGTTTGTAGCGGTACTGCTTCTCGGCGCGGCGGACGCGGAGGAACTTCTCCCGCATCGCCCGCGCCCACTTCTTGATGTCGAGCGCGTCCGAAGTCTGTATACGTACTTCGGACATGATCACACGATCCGGTTGTACATCGACGGGGGCAGCTTGGGGTCAAGAGTGGCCGCCGGATCACCGGTCTGTTGCATGACGTGAGCGAGCTCTTGAGTGACTTCGTTCGGATTGTCGGCGCGAGAGGTCTCATTGCCGACGTTCTCGTCGTCGAGTGCTTTCTCGAGTAGTTCGCCCCACGTCCTTGCTCCGTACGCACTCGTGTAGCCGTCCACCTTGGCCATCGTCTCAGGATCGGGTAGGTCACTCATCAGGGCACCTCTTTTGTCAGATCACCATTGACCAACCAGTGCTTGAACGCGTCGATCAACATCGGCTTGATCGACATGATACGACTCATCCCCTCTAGATCGGAATACGATCCGACGTACGCACTCACGGCCTGGTCACCGTTGTCGAAGCCCATCATGCATTTGTGCTCATCGAACTCGCCGGTATCCAGATCCTTCTGACTGATCACGAACACCGTATCGCTTTGCGGATTCGGGCCCAGGAAGATGTCCATGCCTTCGTTCGGGCCTTCAGCGCTGCCTGTGCCGACTATATAGCCGTAGTCGGCCATCATGATTGCCTGCCACGGGTTCGACGGATCGCGAGACTTGCGCGTGGTGCCTTTCTCGTTTTCCAGGTGCAGCGGTAGACCGTGGACGATTCCGTGCACCGCGCCTTGGGCCCCATCCTCGAACGGGCGCGCGCCGGGCGTCACGCCGCTGGGCATCTGATCGGGCACAAGATTGATGTTCGGCTTCTGGTCAGGGTCGCTACCGAATGTCGTGTTGATCTGGGCGCCCCCGGCCGTACCTGTCCAGTAACTGTCCTTGGCCTTCTTCGGTGCAGGCTTCGGTGCAGGCTTCGGTGCAGGCTTCGGTGCAGGCTTCGGTGCAGGCTTCGCGCCCCCGCCCGGGGGCCCACCTGCCGGCGGCATGACGATCGACGCCGCAGGGACCGGCGTGTCGACGGCGGTCTTGATGTCCTTCTCCGTGATGTTCGAGAACACGCCTGTCTGCCGCGATTGTTGCTTGAGCTCTTTGAGCGCGCACTCGGGCGAGATCGTACCTTGCTCTTCGGCCTTGAGCACGGTCTCCGTGATTTTGCCGGCGATCTCAGCCTTCTCGACTTCGGTCGGTTGCCACAGGGGTTTGAATTCGATGTTCGCTTCTTCGTCCCACTCGATCCCAAGCGATTGCGCCGTGAGTTGATAGATGATCATGAGGCCGTCGAGCAAGTCGGTGACCTGGCGCGCTTTGATCAGGTCGTAGTAGTTGCGCATGTCCGACTCGCCCGTGGCGTTCATACCCGCCGGGCTCGTGCCAAACAACTTGGTCTGCGGAATCATCAGTGCGCCCGACAATTGCTGCCGGAATTCCTGGAGGATCTCGGCCAGGCCCGAAAACGCGCCGTGCTCGTTGCCCTTGTACTCGTCCTTGGTGTCGAGCAGCGTGACACCCTCGATCCCCTGGAACGACGTGGCCGCGTTCATGTACTGTCGCAGGCCTTCGTAGGCGATCGTGTTGCTGCCCAGCATTTCCTTCAGACCTTCTATATGGAAGGTCCGGATGAACGACTTGTCGATCAGTTGCGCGGCGCCGGCCGAGCCCAGGTCGAAGGATGCGATGCGATCCTGGATCGTCTCGAGGATCGACAGACCCCACAGGTTCTCAGTTACGGCTTGCCAATATGGCAATTC